AAACTATTTATATTAACTTGAGTTTATTCTCCTTGGGCGAGGCCACTGCCCTTGAAAAGAAACCATTCCGAAGTGGCTGGAATGAATTTCGAAGTGTAAACAAGAGTTATTGCAATAACCATAAAAGGAGGAATTTATTATGGGAAATCGAAGAATAGGACGTAAAAGACTTTACGGAGTAGAGAAACAAGGACAATCAATTGATCTAGGATCAGGCTCTGGAATTTCACCAGCAATTGCTAGAGCAACACAACACAGACAAGGACAAGAGTTAATTACAGAGATCTTAATTGATCTTGGTACTTCTGCTGCTGCTATAGTACCCGGTGGTGCTGATGATCAAATTATTGGTGTAGCCTCAGCTGCCTCAGCAATCACACAATTAACAGAAGCAAAGTTTGGTGTTATTACAGAAGTTAGATTAGTATGTTTGGAAGACGTTGACGCATCTTCTGCTGCAGGCGCTGACATTAACTTGGTAGGATTGCCGGGTAACAATTCTGATAATGCTACTAGAGCACAGGGATTTGATGTTGGATCTTCATCACCAGTCGCAATAATCACCGGTGGTAGTGCACCTATAAGTGGTGACTTGAGTGCTGGGATGGATGTATCTTATACAACTGACAGTGGAGCACTTAAGGACACCTATTTGTACTTGACAGATGGTGCTGGTTCGGCTTCTGGTGCTTATAACGGTAGCGGCGGAAAAGGAAAGTTAGCTATCTACATTCATGGATTTGCAGTACCGGCTGATCTCTAATCAATTTTTTATAATAATATCATATAAGGAGGATAATAAAATGGGAATTAAAAGATTAGGAAGAAAAAGACTAGCTGCAATTGAAAAGTTAGGAATACTAAAAGACATTAGCGCAAGTGAAGCTATGAAAAAGGCAATTGTCTCTGCGACTCAGCATCGTCAAGGACAAAAAGTTACAACTGATATTGTTTTAGATTTGGGATCTAGTACTGCTGGGTTACTTTCAAAAGCAAACCCTGCTGTTAACGGCGGCGTAGGACTCACAGTTGCTTCATCTTCTGGTAGAGCAGAAATTTGTCAGATCACAGATGATGTGTTTGGTGTTGTCACCTCTATTGAAACAATTTGTTTGGAAGCTATCACAGATGGCACTTTGGCAGATTTTGATCTCAAGCTTGGAGATTCTTCCGGCGGTACACTAGGTGCTCAACCGGGATCCCCAGCATTAGTTAAAGCAAATATTGGAACTCTAGGACAACATGAGACTGAGGCATATGATAATCCAACGAGTACAAGGAATAAATACTTGTATTTGACTTCTGGTGCAGTTACAAGTCAGAAAGCAACTGCGACAATTGATTGTACAGATGCAGTCGGCGACAACCTAGTATCTGGTATTACCAGAATCAGGCTATCTAAAACTGACGGCACCACAGTTGATGTCGTTGCGGACTCAACAAAAGCGAAGTCAGCTACTGCTTCTGGATTCTTCGGGATAGACAGTTCCGTCACAGACGCTGCTACTCTGGCTGAAAGTTTGGCGAATGGTATTGGTGCAACCAATGGTGGTAGTGGCAATTTCACTGCTGCGGTTGTAGAGAGTACAAAAGTAAAAGTTACTCAACATTCAACCACTGTGACAAATAATGGCACAAACTTCTTGGTTGATGATCCACAAAAAGCATCTGGAATCGTAGTACCATCATTTACTGGCGGTATTGATGACGGTGTAGCCATGAGTGGAAAATTGTTGATCAGAGTTACTGGATTTGTAGAATTTGACGATCTATAGTCTTTAGAACTTACGACACATATAAGAGTCACTGCATTTTGCAGTGGCTTTTTTTGTTTTTATGCACTATTTATATACAAAATAGGAGTTTTTATATGTCCGGAAGAAGAAGGATGCTCATAAAGCAACGTCAACACGATGCTGAGATGGCAGCAAAACAAGCAGAATTAGATGCAGCAAAGGCAGCACAAGCAGAAGCAGAGGCTAGAGCCGCAGCAGCAGAGAAAGCACAAGCAGAAGCCGAAAGTAAAGCAGCAGCACCCAAGAAAGCACCTGCCAAGAAACGAACAACGAGAGCAAAGAAGACTGCACCTAAAGAATAATCTTTTCTCTCCTAACTTACTATTTATAGTATCGGAGGGATAATGAATGTCAAAACCAACACTTACGCCTAGTCAAACTACGTCGGTAATTACTTTACCAGTCACAGGAACAACAGCAATCGCATCTATTACTACGCCATTGGGCATGTATACTGGAGAGACTGATTTCTTATCTGGAGCTTTTGATCAAGTTGCATACACTTTCAAAAAGTTAGGTGGAGATGTCCTAGACATTGAACTAACAGAAGAGACAGTATATGCAAACTATGAAGAAGCAGTATTAGAATATTCCTATATTGTTAATCAACACCAAGCGAAGAACGTTCTTTCTGACTTGCTTGGAACATCTACAGGCTCTTTTGATTCTGACGGTACCTTAAAAGATGGTACGCTAAAGACATCTTTATCAGGAACAGGAGTTCAACAAAGATTCCCAAGATTTGAATTTGCATATGCTCGTCGTATTGCTGCTGGTGTTGGCGTCGATGCTGGAGTTGGTGGGAATGTACCAATTTACTCAGCTTCATTTAGCACAGTAGCTAACCAACAAGATTACGATCTCCAAGCAATTCTAGAAGCAGCTTCGACAGCAGGTAAGGATCAAGGTTCAGGAAATGATGTTCCATGGGCAGGACTTGTGGGCAACAAGAAAGTTGAAGTTAGAAAGGTATATTACAAGACTCCAAATGCTATGTGGCGCTTCTATGGTTACTACGGTGGACTAAATGCAGTAGGCAACTTATCAAACTACGGACAATACTCAGATGATTCGACATTCGAAGTCATTCCCACTTGGCAGAATAAAATGCAAGCTATCATGTTTGAAGATGCTCTTTGGACAAGGACATCACACTTCTCATATGAACTAAGAAACAATCATTTAAGACTGTTCCCAACTCCGAATAGCGTAACAGCAGATAAATATTGGTTTGAATTTACAATTCCAGCAGAGCCTTATTTACAAGAAGATCCAGATATTGGAGTCACTGGTGTAAATAATATGAATACGCTTCCTTTTGAAAATATACCCTATGTAAATATAAACGCCATAGGCAAACAATGGATAAGGAGGTATGCACTTGCACTGTCAAAAGAAACGCTTGGACAAGTCCGTTCAAAATTTGGTAACTCAATTCCGATTCCGGGTGAGTCTGTTAACCTTAATGGCGATGCTCTCTTATCACAAGCTAAAGAAGAGCAAAACTCACTCAGAGAAGAACTAATTAAATTGTTAGATGAGCTAACTTACACCAAGCTAGCTGAAGATGATAAGAACTTTGTTGAAAATGCTGCTTCTTTACAGAAAGCGATACCGTTGACAATATTCGTGGGGTAACTAAATGTCAAAAAAAGATAATAAATGGACACAACCAACAGCACCTCCTCCTCCACTTTTCACAGGAAAGAAGGAGAGAGATCTTGTTAAGCAAGTCAATGATGAACTTATCGAAAGAGTCATTGGACAAACAATTGCTTACTATCCAATTGATTATGAGACAACTGACTTTCATCCAATCTATGGTGAAGCACTAGAAAAGAACTTCCTACCTCCAATTAGAGTACAAGCTCTCATTGAATGGGAAGGAATACAGTCAGCCTACACAGAAAAGATTGGTATTGACAAGCAATCTAGCATTGTTATTCACTTTCACAAGCGAAGATTGACAGAAGATCAGGATTTATTTGTTAGAGAAGGTGATTTTGTACTATATGGAGATTTATTTTATCAAATAGTTACATTACAAGAGCCAAAAAGACTTTTTGGACAAATAGAACACAGACTAGAGGTAAGTGCTAAGTGTGTAAGAGCAAGGGATGGAGTTTTCAATGCAGAATGAAGAAAGAGGATCAGAATTTAAAGAATCAACGATAGAAACTATCGACACAGCAATGTACAATTACGTTAAAAAGTTAAATTTGCACGTCATGACTAACAAAGGATCAATTCCTGTGCCAATTATTTGGGTTGGTGCAGAAAGAACATACCAATTAAAGAATAATTTAGACTTAAGAGACTCTGAAGGCTTGTTGAAGCTTCCTCTTATAACAATTGAGAGAAAAGAGCTAACAAAAGACGCTGCAAAGTCAAAACTACCTGCAAATATTCCAGATTATGGAGTAGGTGGGTACATTCCTGTAAGAAAAAGAATAGTACAAGACAAGACATCAGCATTCAGAAACGCAGATGCAGTTAAAAAAAGTGGTGCAAGTGATAACGTTGGAACTTCTGATACGCAATATTTGCCAACCAGAAAGTTTCCTAAGAGAATTGCTAGGAGATTTGACACTCGTCCTATAGCTGCAAGAGATAAAGTGGTATATGAGACGACTTACATCCCAGTACCGGTATACGTCAATGTTAAATATGAAGTACACATCAGAACTGAGTTTCAACAACAAATGAATCAACTCATAACTCCATTTATAGCAGCCCATTCAAAACTAGGAAGAAATCATAAATATTTTACTATGATTGAAGATAATCATTTATTTGAAGGAATGATTGATAGTAGTTTTTCAAACGATAACAATGCAGCAAAGTTAGATGAAGAAGAAAGAATATTCAATTCAGTTGTTAACATAGATGTGCTGGGCTATCTAATCGGTGCCGGTATTAACGACGATACTCCATTAGAAAAAAAGTATGAAAATATTGTTGAAGTAAAGATATCTAGAGAAAGAGTAATAGTACAAGACGAGCATGATAGGAACAATTCTTCTGGAACTGATCCGTTTTATAAAGAATAAAGATAGTTTTATTTCTTTTGGGCAGAAAAGTCACTATTTACTATGAATGTTTTAATAATAAACTATTGTATGTTTATAAAGGAGAAATAACGACATGTCAATTGATAAATATAGATTTGTATCTCCCGGTGTTCAGGTGGCAG